TTGGCGGAGACGAGAAGATCCATAATAGAGCCAATGTGGTTCAACGAGATAAAAGCCAACTCTCTGGAATACCTTTCTACAGGCGGTTTGAAGAAATCTTTGTCTAACAATGTCTCATAGTGTCAATACTATCTTACAATAAAGTGGTATGTAGGGTGGTATGTAGGAGAACCTATGCTGACCGAACTAGAAATCAAACACGCAGAACAAGGCTTCCATGCGGATGGCAACGGCCTGTATCTACAGGTGACGAAAACAGGCGCTAAGTCCTGGCTGTTCCGCTATCAGCTTCATGGCAAGCGCCGGTGGTCTGGCGTTGGTTCATTGACTGACGTGCCCGCCAAGGTTGCCCGCATCAGGGCTGCAGAAATGCGCATTTCCGTGGCCAATGGAATCGACCCGATCGACCAGAAACAAGCCACAAGGAAAGCAGCGATAGCCAATGCCGCCAAGGAGGCCGCGAAGGCCATAACGTTCAGAAAGTTGGCCGAGGATTATATTGAGCAAAACAAGGCCGGATGGAAGAACAAGAAACACGTCCAGCAATGGGAAAACACGCTAGAGACTTATGTTTATGGGGTGATCGGCGACATGTCTCCGGCAGACGTTACAACCGAGCATGTTCTCAAAATCCTCAAAGATATTTGGCTAACCAAGACGGAGACGGCAACGCGGATACGCGGGCGGCTAGAGGTCATTCTGTCCTACGCCAAAATCAAGGGGTATCGAGATGGCGACAACCCAGCTGCATGGAAAAACCACCTCGACCACGTTCTGCCCCAACCGAGCAAGGTTGCACCACACAAGCACCACCCGGCTCTCCCCTTTGATCGCATGGCTGAGTTTATGGCTCAGCTTGAGAAGAAGGACACGATTGCCGCCTCCTGCCTGACGTTCACAATACTGACCGCTTGCCGAAGTCAGGAGGTATTTGAATCCAGGTGGGATGAATTCGATCTGAAAGCAAAGTTGTGGGTAATACCGGCCGGGCGCATGAAAATGAAACGTGAGCATCGTGTACCCCTGACAGATTCAGCAGTGTCCCTATTGAAGCGGCGAGAGGCAACCAAGATTAGCGCCTACGTTTTCCCGGGCACCAAGGAGAATCGGCCGCTCTCCAACATGGCTATGACGAATCTGATCCGGAGGATGCACGAAGACTTGTGCGAAACCGAAAGGGCATCCGGAAAGGAGCCAAAGGGTTGGGTTGATAAGGATGCCCGGATCATTACGGCGCATGGATTCCGTTCTAGTTTCCGCGACTGGGCAGCCGAAGTGACCCACTATCCCGGAGAAATGGCCGAGATTCAGTTGGCGCACGCCGTATCAAATCCAGTTGAGGCCGCATACCGGCGCGGCGACATGTTCGAGAAGCGCCGCACCATGATGGAAGACTGGGCACGGTGGTGCGGGCAGAAGCCTACAAACAAGGTGGTATCGATGGGCAAGGTTGCGTGATGCGTAAAGCATTTGATATCGCCAAGAAGGCATACCTGCTCGGGGATCCGCGCAAGCTAGCGGATCTTGTGCGCGCCAATGCTCTGACGCCCGAGGAAGCAGCATTTGTCGCCCAGGCTTTGGTTGGCGAGGTCGAGATTAAGGATGGCCGCGCCGAGAAGGGGTGGACGCGCAATTTGTATTACGACTTCGTAGAGATAAAGCTCAACGGTGATTTGAAGAAAACGCTCTTTGGTGACAAGGCCAGAGTATCCAGGGCAGCGATATACCGAGCACTTGCCGAACGGCACGGCTATAGCGATGCGGACACGGTGAAAAAGGCCATTGAGCGCGCCGAAAAGCGCCGAGACAACAACATCTCTAGCTCTACGCTTGATTACCATGAACGTGTAGCCTCATCGGAGTTCCTGGACTTCGCATACCGGATGAAAGAATCTGGTCGAGCGTTCGAGTTCACCATTCCTGCCGACGTCATCCGCCAGTTGGCCGCGCTATATCCACTCGAAAACATGCCAAAGGACTTTGACCCGGGTGATCTGGTATTAAATCTTGATTCACAAATTGCGTTCGCCGAGGCGTTAAGAAGGAATAGGGACACAATCAAAAAATAATGTCCCTGACCAACTGAGTTTGCGTAGCTACGCTTTGCCCATTGTCAATACGTTCAATGGTGTCAATGATGTTTAACTCTGATAGCAAGCTACTGCGAATCAAATCAGTCGTCCAACTGACGGGGAACTCACGGCCGACAATATATCTCCGCCAGATTCAAGGTCTGTGGCCGAAGCCGGTTCGACTTGGGCCGCGCATGGTGGCTTGGCCGGCAAATGAGGTTCAGGCCATCAACGATGCGCGAATTGCAGGGAAATCAGACGAAGAAATCAAGAGTCTTGTGAAAGCACTCGAGTCAAAACGAGCTGCACACGCGAACTGATTTCATTTCGTGCCAAGCATGGCAAATTGAGGCGCAACTCAAGGAGCGACTGTGAAGGCTGATTTCTTCATATTCAACGATCTACCCGACAGCGCATTTATTGGTGCTGAAACACTACGGCAATTGCTGGGTGTGCGTGGGTCTGCAACGCTTTGGCGGTGGGGTAAATCCGGGCGAATCCCGAAAAGCACTCGCCCCAAAGGTTCAAAGACCAGAGCCTGGAACGTTGGAGAGCTCCGCCGCTTTGCCGCTGAGGCATTGATGACTAACCAGGCGCAGGAGTGCCGTATGCCTAAAGGGGGCAACGATGCACACAGATCAACAAAAGGAAACGGGCCGACAAAGCCGGCCCGCGTCCACTACTGTTGAGCCTACCGTCCGGCGTGGATCAAGTAGACAGGACAATCCTGCCATGCTTGTCACGGCCGATAACTGGACCACCGCCAGTGAGGTTTCGGCCACTGTGCCGTATTTGATAACAAAAGACCGCAAACGACAGGCGATTAGCACTTTGCTTAATTGCCTGAAGGCTGCGCTGTCGAATAAGAATGAGGCTAATTGAGCATGGCACGCTCCCGAAACATCAAATTTGGGGCTGGCATATGAGCGTCAGCACTATGGCAGCCGTCTGGGACAGGAGCCAGCACTCCGGAACCAATCTGCTTATGCTTCTCGCAATCGCTGATTTTGCAGATGATGATGGGATGGCATTCCCGTCAGTGGGAAAGCTTGCAACCAAATGCCGCATGTCAAAGCGTAACGCGCAGGATCGATTGCGAGAACTTGCTGAATCCGGGGAGCTGACCATTAAGAAAAACCAAGGCCCTCCGCCCAAGTTTCCCAATCTGTTCACGATCAACTTGAAATCGCTAGGGGTGAAGCCCACTGCACCCGTGAAGCCCACTGCACCCGTGCAGTCTGACGTAGGAAGGGGTGAAGCCCACTGCGCTCTAGGGGTGAAGCCCACTGCACCCAAACCATCATATAACCATCAGGAACCATCATTACTCGTCCCTCAGGACGATTGCGACCAGGCAAAGCCTGTTCGCGTACCAGCCTGCCCACACGAAAAGATTCTGGCCGTCTATGCCGATGTGTTGCCAGAACTGACTCAGCCACGAACGTGGACAGGCCAGCGTGAGACAAGCCTTCGTAATCGGTGGCGCTGGGTGATGACAGAAAAGCAGCAAAACGGTGATCGATACGCCACAACCGAGGCCGAGGGGCTGGAATACTTCGGGAGGTTCTTTGGGTACGTTGGGAAGTCAGATTTCCTCATGGGTCGCTCTGGCAGTTGGCAATGCGATTTGCCGTGGCTATTGAAAGCCGAGAATTTTTTCAAGGTCATCGAAGGTAGATACGAAAACAGGGAGGCCGCGTAATGGACACCACCCTGCCCCCACAGGCCATTGAAGCCGAGCAATCCGTACTTGGCGGCCTCTTGCTGGACAACAGGGCTTACGATCGTATCGACGGGAAGCTTAAGGCAGGCGACTTCTACAGCGCCGCGCACCAGACCATCTACCGGGCTATTGTTGGCCTGCTATCCCGTGGCGAGCCGGCCGACGTAATCACGGTATCGGACGCCCTTGAAAAAGCCGGTGAGGCGGATAACGTAGGTGGACTTGTCTACCTTGGCGACCTAGCCAGTAACACCCCGACGGCTGCGAACATCAGGGCATACGCCCGCTTGGTAGTGGACGCCAAGGATAGGCGCGACATGATCCAGGCCGGGCAACGCATCATCGAACTGGCAACCGACAAAAACGATGACGCCATTGCGCGGGCTGATCGTGCCACGCGCATTGTCATGGATCTATCGGATGGGCGAGGCAGCAACGAACCGACCATTGTTTCCGATCTGATGGGGAGCGTACTCGATACGCTACAAAAGCGCATTGATGCCGGGGGAGCAATTTCCGGCCTTTCTACGGGTTTTGTTGATCTGGACAAGGCAACGACAGGACTGCACCCTGGAAATCTCGTGGTGCTGGCAGGACGCCCTGCGATGGGCAAAACTACGCTGGGCGTAAACATCGCCGAGAACGTGGCGATCGACGGCGGTACCGCGTTGGTATTTTCTCTGGAAATGCCCGGTGATGATTTGATCGAGCGCAGCATGGCGCGCGCCGGCGGGATCAATACCCAGACGCTACGGGAAGGCCGCCTCACTGACGTTGACTGGACACGTTTAACCGCTGCACTTGGAAAACTCAACGATATCCGGCTGTTTGTTGATGACGACCCCAGCACAGCTACCGTGCCGCAGATACGGCGCAAGGCGTTACGAATCAAGCGGGAGCGCGGTTTATCGCTGGTAGTGATTGACTACCTGCAGCTGATGCGGGGTGAAGGCGGAAACCGTAACGAGGAAATCGGCGGTATTACGCGCGGCTTGAAGCTACTTGCCCGCGAATTGGAAACCCCGATTATTTTGTTAAGCCAGCTAAACCGAAGTGTTGAGGATCGCACCGACAAGCGCCCCATGATGAGCGACTTACGCGAATCTGGCGCGATAGAACAGGACGCCGACGTGATTCTGATGGCGTACCGGGACGACTACTACAACCCGAATTCGGCCTTCAAGGGATACGCGGAAATCCTGATCCGCAAGCAACGCATGGGGCCGACCGGAACGGTGCCGCTGATATTCCAAGGGGAATACAGCCGGTTCTGCAACGCCGACCAAACCGAGTATTCGCACGCCAAGGCAGCGGCAGATTACAAACCAGTGGCAAAACGGGGGATGCAATAAATGGATTTTGTGGGCATGCTGCGGCAGGCAGCGAAGAACAGAATCAAGGCGTATAAGCCAAACAACCCTAGACCGGCCGGCAGTATATTCGAAGGCTGCGCAACGCATGACGTGCTTGGGTTCCTTGAAAGACACCCCGGCGCCTTCTTTACCCGCCAGCAGTTGATTATCGCAACCGGGCGCACAGAAAAGGCTGTTGATTGGGCGCTAATCTTTCTCAGGCAACTGGGTAAGGTGCGATCAGTTCAAGACGCTGTCAGAAACCCGCGCTATCTCCGCTACACCGTCGTAATCTCTGAACCCGGTCCGCGCCATGATTGAGCAGCAGACGGAAGACCAGGAGGCGGCAATGGCTGTCTTGATGTGTGCAGACTCACTCACCTACTGCCTGCCTTATCTGTCCAAGGCGCTTCGCGCCTGTTTGGAGGCCACCATGGAGGCCGCGACCAATGCCGTAAACACGGGTAGAGATGAGCGCCTGTTCCAGCTGGTACATGAAGCCGGGGCGGAAGTCAGCGGCGTCCTAGAACTGGTTCGAGTCTTGGCCGATAGGATGACCCAATCAGCCACCAGATACGCCGCTAACGCGGAAATGGCGGCGCGGGACCAAGCAGGTGCCACACGACACTAATTCGGCAACGGCACTCCCAACCGAGGCTGAGATTCTCGAAGCTTCGGTATGGCGACTCGCTGACTGGTCACATGACGAGACAGAGCGCGCCCAGCTTCTCGTTGAAAGCCTATGGGATATTTTTCGGGAGCAAGGCCAATTTTCATCGGATGATGCTCGCATCCTGGCTTGTTTGGCGAGCATCAAGCGGCCCGATCGACGCGACCCCTGGACTGCGCTTTGTGCGCTCTTGGCCTTGGAGTCAGACGCACGAGACTATCCGGCTGGGATATACCGGGCGGGGCTGTGTGTCCTAGCCAGCTTTAAGCAGGCAACAAGGGGCCAAGTAAAGCGGGCAACGGACGCCCTTGATGGGTTAATCATGGATTACCTCAGGAATAACCAAGGCGCCGGATCCGGTGAACTTTTTTCCCACTTTGCAAGATTGGCCGGCATGCACCCCGCCATCGAATCAGCAGATAACGAATCGATTACCTATGTCTCCGGGCGCCGCACTAAATCGGTAAGGCGCGGCGCATTTGCTGAGCGGGTACGCCAAGCGCGCAAACGCATTGCTGCACTAAACGACCAACCCGCCACAGTACTCGGAAATGTTTTTTTACGGTCATATCAGCAACCGGTTGTTCTGATGGCGACCGAATAACCTGCAGCTATAAACAAACACCGTCAAGGGAGCCGATCATGGCGCGCAAGAATCCAGTAACAAACTTCTTCGATGGCTTCAACAGCGCCTACAAGGCTGTCAAACAGATTGCCCAGGACGGCGAAACGTCAGAAGTGATGAATGCCAAGCAGGAGCAGGTGGTTAATCACACGCCTGAACAGCTTGAAAGTATCCAGGCAATTACTGACGCCAAGGATCAGGACGGCAACGCCTACTACAACGTCAAAAAGAACACAGACGGTACGGTTAGCGTCACACCAAATTTCAAGGTGGAAGGCAACGACCAAACGCCAATCAATGTCGAAGCGCTCGCCGGCAAGTCTGTTACCAAGTTTCTTGGCAAGGAATACGACCAGCCGCTTACAACCACACAGGAACGTTCGGCGCGTCACCAGGCATTGAGTGGCATCTATGGCAAATACGGCGACCACGCCGGATCGCTGCGTTCTGAGAGCATCGCGAAAAGCCTCAGTGAACAGGCCGATGAGGAAGCCATAAGATCGGTAATTGCAAAGGGAATCACTCCGCCCAACGGAAACCAGGACACGACATTACCGCGTACCGGCATGGCCTCGGGGGCAGCAGTTGCCAGTCGTGGCACCGGCCTGACCGAAGAACCCAAGAACCAATTGGACGCATACCTGCAAAGTGTTGCGCCCAAGGTCATAAAAACGCTGGTTGAACAAAATCGGATAGAGGAAGCCGGTAAGCTCGCCAAGTTCATCGATACTGAAGAAGGCCGTACATACGCAAAAAATTGGGCCAAGGGAGTCGGTCTTCTTGGCGTTGGCGACCACAAGGCCGCGCTTGGCGTCTTTGAAAACATGTACAACCGGCAGATTTACAACGATGGCCGTACGGTGCGACTCGAACCGCTGGATGGCGGCAAGCATTACCAAATGACCATCATGCAGGGCGATCAGGTCATTGGCTCCAAGAAAATGGCGACAGCTGACCTTACCCATGTAGCAGCAAGCGCCCTCGCCCCTGAGAAGTACATCCAATCACAGCTACGGCAGCAATATGCTCTTGAGCGACAGGCGAACAGACCAACCAGAGGCAATAACCCAACCCTCACGCAACAAGCCAGAAATTCAGAGATCGATGCAGCCCGTGAGCAAGTGGCCGGTTTAAGCCCAGAGGACATACGGTCGCGCACGGCAAAGACCACGGACACGGGCCGCGAGAACCCGGACTACGACCCGGCGCTGGCGCGCAATGTGACATTGGCAGCCCGCCGCAAGGTCGGCGACGACCCGACTTTTGACGGTCGTCAAACCGGCCAGCCAACTGCCAAACCGGCAGCGTATGACCGAGCGGACATTACCAAGCGTTTCCGGTCGGATGCGGCAGTCAATGGCTATAGCCTAGGGCGTGATACCCCAAAGGGTATTGAAGTCATTTCCAATGGCAGAGTAATCGGTCACTACTACTGAGACGGGTAGCGCAATGCCTTTCATTCCTTTGGATCGACAGTCTGCCGCGCCACGTCGAGGCTTCACCCCGCTGGATGAGGCCGAGACTGTAACCGAACCGACCGCTAGGGACGGCGGTACCGTACTTCGGAACGTGCTACTGAATAATCCTGTGACGGCCATCATTGAGGCCGGTATGAACCTTGGCAGCCAAGGCGTGGCGATGCCAATTGCTGGCTTGGCCGGATTAGGCACGATGGGCGCTAACGCCGCAGGCGTAACGACCGGAGACCCTGTTGAGACCATCAACCGAGTTGGTAATGCCCTAACCTACCAGCCGCGCGGCGAAATGGGCCAAGCAGCCACGGAGGTATTGTTATACCCGTTTGAAAAACTGGCCGAGGGCGGTAACTGGGTGGGTCGGAAGGTGCAGGACGCCACGGGTAGTACCGCATTGGCCACCGCAGCTGATACCGCCGTAAATGCTTTGCCTATGCTTGTCGGGCCCGGAATTAAAGCCGCCAAAGGGCGACGTGCGGGCGCTGCAGAGACGATTGGCGAGCCAGCGCAACCGAATGCGCGCGGGTTTACTCCGATCGAGCCGGCAGGCGACATGCCAGAAAGCAAGGTTGGGACAGCTTCGGCCAAACCAGCAAGCCTAGCGATCGAGGGTGAACCGGCCAGGGGATTTACCCCATTGAATGCGGAGGTGCCCCCGCAGCGCGGATTCACAAGATTGTCTGATATTGATCCGATAAAAGCCGTAGAAACGCCGGGTGCCGTCAATGCGTCAATTGCGGAAACGATGAGCCCCGGGCACAAGGCTGAAGTCACACGAAAGGTTTTTGGCCGTGACGCCAGCGAGTTCACCGATGCGGAACTTGAAGGGATGAAGGCGTGGGCAAAGAGCAAATCACGCATTGCTGATATTGATGCGGAGATTCAAGCCCGGAAATCTGGGCAAGAACAGACGGCGATGCCAGCCGACGGGACGGTGAACTCGTGGGCCCCGGGCGCAAACTATGTGGGATTCATTGATGACATCCCGCGACCGGGTGGCGCCATGCCCGCACCGGACACCCTGCAAGCGCCAAAATCAGGGGCGCGCACAGAACCGCTACGCCGGGAGGACATCCTGATCGACTTCGCCAAGGCGCTCAATACTGGCATTTATGAGGGGCGCGTCACCAAGAAAGGCGTCATGGGGTTTTTCCGGCCTGCCCGTGAAGAGGTGCGCATCAAGCGCCATGCGGATCTGGAAACGGCGGCACATGAGATGGCGCACCTGATTGATTCCCGCATTCCAGAAGTGCGTGCGTCCTGGACGGGTGCAGCAGATGCCGGCGTACGGCGAGCAGAGCTTAAGGGGCTCAGCTACGACTCGGGCAAGGTGTATGAAGGCTTCGCCGAGTTTGTACGCCACTACATGACGCAGCCAGACGTCGCCCAAGCCAAGGCGCCGCATTTCTACAAGTGGTTCGAAAGTTTCATGGCAAAGCACCCGTACGGTGAGGCCATTGGCAACGCCCGTAAAGGGATGCTCGATTGGTTCAACCAAAACGCGATTGATCGTGCCCGCTCCAAGATTGGCGACCACCGCCCGATGAATGAGGCGCTTGATAACCGTTGGGACAGCTTAAGGCAAGCCACCGTCGATGATCTGCACGGCATCTACCGCATGGAACAAGACCTCTCCGGCAAGATTCAGCCGAATGGCGCCTATGAGTCCGCCCGCCTGTCGCGTGCTTCGACCAGCATTGCCGATGGCGCGCTGCGCTACGGTGCGCCGGTCAAACGCGCTGATGGTTCATTCGGCTGGAAAGGCAAGGGGCTGGAAGAGATACTCAAACCGTTATCGAACAACCTTGATGATGCCCTGCTCTATTTCGTCGGGCGCTCCGCCCGCGAACTGATGAATCAGGATCGTGAACACCTGTTCACCCGAGGGGAAATCAAGGCCATGATCGACCTGCGCCGGCCGGAATTCGACCAGGCTTTCAAGGAATACCAGGCGTGGAATGAGTCTGTTTTGGACTTTGCTGAAAGCCAGGGTGTCATCAACCCTGAAGCGCGTCGGATGTGGCAACGGCTTGAATACATGCCGTTTCACCGTATCGGCCAGCCCGGTGGTTTCAAGGGTAAGCCCGGCGATTGGACAGGCGTTAAGGCTCTGACCGGCGGCACGGAGAACCTGCGCAATATTCTGACCAACATGACCAGCAACGCGGCCATGCTGATCGACAAGGCCGTGAAAAACGAAGCCCGCACCAAGATTGCCGAACTTTCCGAGCAGCAAAAGGGCGGCAAATTCATGGTGCAGATCCCGGCCGAGTCTCGCCCGGTAAAGATTGCTAGGGAAAACGTAATCACGTCGATTCTCAAGAGTATGGGGATCGACCGAACGACGAACCATGCACCTGAGGTGGTAAAGATCGAAAACCGCCTACGCAAGTTGTTTGCCACTTCGCCGGAAATGATCGACATGCTGCAGACCAACATGCCGCCCGCTGGCGGCAATGTGGTGGCAGTCCTCAAAGGTGGCAAGCCGGTATGGTATGAGGTGAACGACCCCATTTTGCTGCGGGCGCTGGAAGCCATCGACCGAAAGCCACCACCATGGATTGTGAAGTGGCTCGGGCTACCAAAGCGCATCGGGCAAACGACGATCACGCTGACGCCTGATTTTATGGTGGCGAACATCGCACGGGACACCATCGCTGGCAGCGTCATGAGCCGCCACGGTTTCAAGCCGGTAATCGATAGTTTGCGTGGCATGGCCATGCGGATGCGCGATGACCCGCTCTATAAGGACTTCATTGCCAACGGGGGCGGTCTATCCTCTATCTATCTGGACGAAACGAAATTCCGGGCGAAACTGGAAAAGTTCTACAGCAGCCAGGGGATTAACCTGCGTACGGTAATTGATTCACCGGAGAAGCTGTTAGGCTTTGTCGAAACAGTAGCCGATGCCTTTGAAATGAGCACCCGCCTGGGCGAGTATCGCAAGGCTATCGAGGCCGGCGAACACCCCCGGCATGCCGCCTATATCGCCCGTGATGTATCGACCGACTTTGCCATGCGAGGCGACAGCAAGGCGCTGGGCTTCCTGTATGACACGGTGATGTTCCTCAAGCCTGCCCTGCTCTCCTGGGATCGCCTCTACCGCGGCCTGGCGCACGACCAGAACCGTGGATCTATTGCCACCAAGGCCGGTCTGATTGCCCTGTCTTCATCCATGCTCTACCTGCTGAACCGAGGCAACCCACTCTATGAGCAACTACCAGACTGGGATAAAGACGCCAACTGGCATTTCTTCATCGGCGACCAGCATTTCCGGTATCCGAAGATTTGGGAAATCGGCGCCATGGCATCCATGGCCGAGCGTAGTACAGCGGCCATCATCGATGCCGACCCCATGGGCTTGGGTAAAGACTTCGCCCGCATCCTTGCCAACACCTACAGTGTCAATCTGACGCCACAGATCATCGCGCCAATTGCTCAACAGTACGCCAACAAAAACAGCTTTACCGGCGCCCCTATCGAAACCGAAGGGATGCAGAATCTGCAGCCGTTCCTACGGGCGAAAGAAAACACCAGCGAGACGCTCAAGCAGCTTGGCATGGCGACCCGCAACATGCCCGAGGCCCTGCAGGTTAATCCAGTGCGCGCCGAAGCCATGCTACGGGGCTATTTCAATACCTGGGCAACCTATGGCCTGATGATTACCGACAAGGCGCTGGCAGATAAGGATGCCCCCACCATGCGCACCGATCAGCTGCCAGTGGTGCGCCGCTTCTACCAACAATCGCCCGCTCAGCACACGAAATACGAGCAGATGTACTACGACCTATTGGGAGAAGCCCGTCGGGTGCACGGCACGTTGCGGGAGCTGGATAAAACGGATCGCAGCGCCATCGCTGACGAACTACAGACCAATCCAATGGCGCAGGAATACAAGCCTTTGGAAACCGCCAACAAGTCATTGCAGGGTATCAATGCAGATATGCGCCAAGTGCGCCGTGACAGCCTTCTGACACCGGATGAGAAGCGGGAAAAGCTGGATGTACTCATAGCGCAAAGAAACGACCTGCTGAAGCGTGCGGTCGAGGAAACCAAAGCATCTATCAACACTTATCGGGAGAAATCAAATTGACCACCAAAGCCATGAAATACGTCCACGAGTCACTCGCTGCTACAGGGTTTGCCGTGCTGCACCATGAAATTGCCGCCACCAACAGACCGGATATTTGGACCAACGGTATGGAATGTCGCGGCGATATTCACGCACAGACAACCAAGAATTCGCTTGGGTTTATCAGTGCACCAAGGTACCGAGTGGCCATGACCGGAATTAACGGCCTGGTGACTGTATTGGCAAGATCGCCAAAGCAATTGGCTGACAGGATTGAAACAATTACAGGATTCCACGTAGAAGACATCTTCCCTGAGTCAGAACTTACTGGCACCCCAGAACCGATGAGCGATAAGCGCATTACTGAGATTGCCAGACGCCATGAACACGCCCGGATGTTTTCACACATCGAAACAGCCAACGCCCCCCGCCATTGCTCTACCTGTAGCCATATCTCCGCAGGGCACCGCTGCATGAACCACAAGGTTAGCGGGATAGATTACCCGCCGGCCAATGTAGACCGGCGCTGCCTGGGTTATTCACCCAAGTGGGACTCACACGACCGCCGCGATGGACACGCCTTGTGGCCTGAACTCATTAACGCAACCCCTATTTTGACCACGGGAGACAAATCATGATTGGCTACCTTAAATCCAAGCTGTTGCCCCATGCCGGCCCACACGGCATTTTCGACTGTGACTGCGCGTGTGCGCAAGCGCCCGACTACTCATCGCTAGCCAACGCCTCAACGCAGGCCGCCGCTATTTCTGATGCGCTAGGCCGCGAACAGATTGCCGAAGCCAAGCGCCAGTATGACCTGACGCGCGAAACGACGCTGCCGATCATCGAAGCCCAGAAAAAGCTGATGGAGCAGTCGTATGAGCAGGGAAATCAGAACTACAACACCTTCCAGAGTGAAGGCCGCCCGATTCAGCAGCTGTTGCGGGATGAGGCGCTGGGTGTCACCAGCGCGATCAAACAGCGCCAGATGAACGAAGCCTCGGCGCAAGCCATTGCCGATTCCCGTCAGGGCACAACGCAACAGATGAACCAGCTGATTCGTCAGGGCGCACGGTATGGATTCTCCGGTGCAAAATTAGCAGCAATGGGTACATCAGCGGCGGTAGCAGGCGCACAAAGTCAGGTGGCCGCATCTAATGCGGCGCGCACCCAGGCAGGTGACAAGTATTACGGCAAGCTGGGCGACGTCTACAACACCTACGCCGGCCTCGGTTCGAGCGCGCCAACCTTCTATCAGGCAGGTACATCAGCTGGCAATAGTGCTGCCGGTACGCAGCAGCAGACCGCTGCTGGCTACCTGAATGGTATAGCTCAAGGCACCAACACCATTACCAGCGGTTTGGGTATGCAGCTGACAGGTCTGGGCAACGTGGCGAGCGCCCAAACCAGCTTCGCCAATGGCCTCAATAGCGTCTATTCGTCAAAATCTGCGAACTACGAGAGCCCATTCTCCCAAATCATGGGCGGGGCCGGTTCCGCCATGGGCGCCGCCGCTGCAATGAAGTCAGCGGGTATGTTCTCTGATCGCCGCCTGAAGCGTGACATTGTGCTAGTAGGTGACGACAAGCGGACCGGGCTGAATATCTACGAATTTGCCTATAACGATGCGCCTCATATCCGGTTCCGTGGGGTCATGGCTGATGAAGTGGAGTTCTACTTCCCGGAATGCATAACTCATGACGATCGTGGTTATGCGATGGTGGACTACAACAAGCTTGGCATTGAATTTGTTGAGCTTGGCGCGGTCCACTAGGCATGACGTCAACCAAGTGCGGCGCCAAAACACGGGCTGGTTATGCATGTCAACGACCCGCCCTAGCAAACGGGCGCTGCAAATGGCATGGCGGCAAGTCCACGGGCCCTAAAACTGAGGCAGGTAAAGCGCAGTCCAGAGCCAACGGCGCCAAAGGTGGGCGCCCGAGGAAAGGCCAGATCAAAGCGGAGAGTACGCCCAAGGTTGGCATCACCTGGGCAGAAAAGATCAACGCCAAATCCAAAGTAACCAAGCCTATGTGCGAGCAGAAACGCGATGCGTGGCTTGCCTTTCTCGCCAACAAGAGGCCCTGACCTCCATGGGGTTGGGTTTTGAGTCGATACGAAAAAATATTTGGAGAAACGAAAACTTGTGCTATCTTGGTCACGTTGATAGACAAATCAACACCGGATTGGCGTCCGGAAATCCTCAGGCGCAGCGAGCCGCGCCACCTTAGTGTTGCGGCTTTTTTGTTGTTCCGCTGCGTTCGCGTGGTTCCGCTTATGGCGGGCTGTGTGGGCTCCCTTCGGGGAGGACGGTCCTGAGGCCGTTACGCCAACTCACACAGTCTGCCACCTCATTGGCGTGAGGCGGCAGGTTGAACTTAACCTCAGGAGCAAACACCATGCAAAGAACTAATGTTGTACCTCTAGCCTTCCGGGATCAGGATACTGGGATGATGCGCGGCAATGTGGCCGCAAACCAGAGACTGAGCCGCGAATCGTTTGAAATCCTTGTCGGCCAAATCAGCGAAGACGCCATGGCCATCAGCCAAAAGTCTCGCAATCTATTGTCAGCACTGGTCGGCTGCCAATTACACGACCGTCTCAACAGCCTCGGCATCAACGAGACAATCCATACCGCCTCTGAGATTTCCTCCGATATTCATCGGATGGCCAGACGCATCAATGACCGGGCACAGTCGGCGCTGGCAGTGACAGGCACGAAATGGGGTGCAGCATGACTACCTACCCCGCCCCGATGCTTCGAATCATTCGCCGCCGGTCACGGATTGTGGCTATCAAGCAAGCCGTCCGCTTCGGGTACACCGCCGCCAAAGGTCTCGCCCTGGGCGCCGGCCTGTATCTGACCATGTGCTTTGTGCTGGGCCAATGATCGGACATTCAACCCATTGGGTCGGCCTTGGCGTCGGCCCAAAATCAAACGACACAAACTGACAAAGGAATCGCTATGAACACCACACTTACCCGCCGCCCGAATCCCGCCCCTGACAACGCTGGCATGACTCCCGGCTTTTACAGTGCAGTCTCAAAGGTCTATGCAGTCCGTCACATCCTTGAAAACAGTGAATACTGCAACACTGATTTGTTTCTCTTCTCCGCACGCATCCTGCGCATAGCAGAGGAACGCCTTAATTCGGTCACCAGCAAGCTCAACGAGACACCATTTGGCGACAATGGCACTAACGACCTGCTATACGATGTGGCTGGCATCGCTTTCGTGGTTAGTACAGCACTTGGCTGTCACGAATCGTTTGAGCAAGGCTGCGAAGCGTTCCATGGGTCGCAATTACTGGATTGTGCATATACAGAGTTGATGGATTTCGGAGAGCAGCTTGAATCAGACCGTAACAGAAACACAACCACCTGACGCCCTATGGGATTGGGTATGGCTGCAGAACCACCACCGTTGATCGGTGGTGGGCAGTATGCCAAAATCAAATAATCAGAGTATTCTATATAAATCAGAAACGCAAAGGCGATTATTATGGGATTAAAACAAACCATTGGGACGCTGCCCTTGACGCTTATTTTGGCTGGTTGCGTATCCTATGTTTCGGTTAACAGCGACTGTAACGTGCCTTCTCGGCCATTTGCTGATGTTGTGGCTTGTATCAATAAGGCATCTGCTGGAAGCTCGGACGACTACATGACCATGTACGCCCTGAGGGCAAACCAGCTATTGCAGCAGTATCAAGCCGGAAAACTCACGGAAACCGACGCCAAGGTGAAGCTACAAGAGCAATATCTTGCATTGCGGAAACAAAACATCAATACCGTCGCAGCAGTAACCTCCATGACACAAACGACGAACTGCACGACCCGAGGCAAGAACACTACCTGCTACTAGCTATATCACTACTCTTCCATGGGGTTGGGTTTTTATAGATCAGGTGCCGATTTTTGCATGCTAAGGTTTTGGTAAGGGTCATGACAAGGTTCGGGCAAGGGCTCGACAAAAAAACTGCAGTTCTGGCTTCCGATATCAAGGTTCAGTCAAGGGTGGGTCGAATCTCAGCAGAATAATAATGCGCGCGGGTTATTACCGGATAACCCGCGCTTGCAATGCCGGCCAAGCAGGCAACGGAATGAGACGTACTAGGCAGACAGACGGATAGCATCCGGTGAACGCACCGCGATGCGCAACAGCATCTTCGCCGCGCCGCTTGGCTCACGGCGCCCTTGCTCCCAGTCTTGGAGGGTGCGTACCGAGACCCCGAGCAGTGCCGCAAACTGCGATTGCGACATGCCTACCTTTGTGCGCGCCTCTGCCGCTGGCGTTTGTGGCACTTGGGTAACACGGGCGGCACGCCCTGCTTTCATCTCACGGACAGAGCCCAGAAGCTCGGCCTCAAATGCTTTCATTTCACGGTCTTCCATGGTCGATCTCCTTGCGCAGTTGCGCCAGAAACTCAGTGGACAAGTTATCGAACTTGGCCTTGGTGTAGCCAATCAACAGCCAGACCTGCCCTTCGCTGCTGACGTAGTAAGTGATGATGCGCGCGCCACCAGACTTGCCCATCCCCTTGCGCCGCCACCGCACTTTGCGCAGCCCACCGCTACCCACAATGAGGTCTCCGGCATCTGGGTTTGCAGCAATCCAGGTGATGAACTCTTCGCGCTCATCGTCGCCCCAAAAGCCTGTGCTTCGGATAAACGCTTGGGTTTCACTCACGGTAATCATGGCCACATTATACGGCGAAGCCGTACAGAAGCAAGGAGGGACAAGCAACAAAAAACCCGCACAAGGCGGCTTTTCGTGTTCTAGCTAGTCGCTTGGTGGTCTGTAGAGTGGTATGTAACCGCTTACCTACCAGCCAGAACCCGCTAAAACAAAGGATTCTTGGCGGAGACGAGAAGAT